CGGGTCAAGTTGAAGATTCCGTAAGTGTCTATTGACTCAAGGTCTAGGGTTGTGACCTCATAGGAGCTTATCTCCGAGCTGACAACAATCTCGTTGGCTAGGAGTTCTGATCCGTATTGCACCCTAAGAGACTGATACTTGATACCACTGCCGTCATCGGCTAGGGTCACGCCCTGAGAAGTCGGTGCGGCGATGCGGTCTCGGAAGATTACATTTCCTGACTTACCGATAAAGAATGCACCGGGTTCGCTTCGCTCGACTAATCGCAAGTAGGTAAGGGCATTTGTGTTATCGGCGATAGTGTCTGCGCCGAGTGTCATTTCGCCTGTGTCAACATCTCGAAGATTCGAAGGCCAGTTAATTTCAGGCAGGTCAAGAATTGCGTTTATTCTTTCCCCTGACTTCTGGACTGCGTTTGTTCTTGTGGCGATTGTCTGAGTGGCGAATGAGGATGTTGCATCAGAGCAAGCTGCCGATGCGGTTGAGTCTCCGTTTGGCTGATAGGTCAGATTCCAATCGTCAATAAGCCCGGCGAACTGAACAATGCCACCTGAAGAAATTCTGACTTGACGCTTCGGGACTATCTGTCCTGCGTATGGGGATAGAGCGTATTCTGGGTCGAAGGTTCGGTCATTGTTATTGAAAACTATGTTTGCCAACCCTGAGTCGAACTGGTCAAGCTGGCGGTTCTTGCCTCGCTGAATTGCAACCGACTGAACAAGGTTCGTCACATCGAAGAACAGGACACCTGCCAAAAGGTATTCGGTGTTGTTTAGCTTGCCCTTTATCGGATCGTCAAGGATGAAGTAAGGGCCAAGACCTGACGAGAGAATGTCAAATCCAATCTCTACCTTCTGGACTGGCTGGCTCAATTTGTCGGACTCACTAGAACTTGACCACCAGCGGAAACATACTTGGTGATGGTGTTACCCAAAGTCTTACCAACCATTGCCAAAGACTGCGTTGAGTCGGTCTTTACATTTATGTTGATTGTCGTTCCAACCGCACCTGTGCCGAGCGTCTGAATTAGTCCTAGCTGTGAACGGAACTGATTTCTGAGATTGACTGCGCTCATGGCTTCTGCGGTTCTGCCTGCAATGGCCGACTCGTTTGCAAACTCATTGGCTGCGTTAATTCTTTCTTGCAGGTAGTTGATAACTCTTGTCACATCATTCATTGAGTCAATGAAGATTCCTGTGGCATTTGTTACCGCCGATGCCGCCATGCTGATACCAGTCATTCCGCCTGTAACTGCACCGCCAGTAGCTCCCGGAGTGGTAACAGCATCAACACGAGCCTTTGCGTCAGTTTCGACCTTGCCAAGCTTCTTCATAAAGTCATCAACGACTTTGCCAAGCCCGCCCAGATCGCCCTTCATAGATTCGATGTTGTCTTGGAAGGCTTCTCGGATTTTGTCAACCGCCGAGATGAGTGTCATGTTTGCGTCAATGACTTCTTGATTGAAGTCAAGCTGTAATGCCTTTAGTGCCTCAGTTAGCTCAGTCTGCGTTTGTGCATATAGGTTTTTTAGTTCCCTTGTTGCTAAGCCTTGCTTGTCATAAATTTCACGAGCGAGAGAATCCATGCCTGTCTCGGCAGTTGCCTCAAGTGCTAGAAATAGTCTTTGTAGTTCTGCCTGAGTTTGAGGTGTGGATTCGAGAATTGCTGAAGCAAGTTCGTTTCCTGTGTCAGTTCCAGCTTCTACAACCTGCTCAATGAATGTTTGCGAGAAGCCAGCAGCGTTGAGCTTGCCAGCCTTCTCAAGTAGTGCCTGTGACTTAGCGAGTCTTGTGGTGAGGCCCTGCACCAAATTCGCCACAGACTTGGTTTCCTCGACCTCGAAGATGTCGGCAAGTGAAACCCTAACCACAGACTCAAAAGCCGTTCTGAGGCGATCCTGTGACTTCTGAACTATGTCTGCAAGCTTCTGCCCGAACTCTGTTTCAGTCTTTAGAACTGCCTCGGCGTATTTCTTCTGTGCGTTTGCAATGGTCTTGTTGTATTGATCTTGTGCCTGTGCAAGTGACTTCTGGGACTGCTTGATGAAGCCTTGGACTTTCTCAAAGGCAGTCTTGCCCTTGCTTCCACCGCCTCCGCCACCGCCACCAAGGTCATTAAGAAGATTGGTGAATCTGTTGTCTGCAGAAACCGAGCCTGCAGCACCGGCAGCCCTATCCTGTGCGTCATAGATGTCTTTGACGAACTTGTTGTATCTATCTAGGAATGTTGCCTGAGCTTTATATGCGCCAACAAAGTCTCCCGATAGGAACTTGCCAATGATGTTTCCAACATCCCCAATGACATAAGCAATCTGAGCTAGACCAACAGCAGCAGCGTCAATCAGGTTGATGAAGAATGTGAGTGCTGTGCTGCCTGTCAGCTTGCGGAATAGGTTGTCAATCTGTTTGACAGCCTCACCGACACCAACGCCCATCTTGGTAAAGGCTGTTTGAAAGTCTGCACTTGCAAAGTAGTCGGCGATCTCATTCAGGTATGGCAGGAAGATTTGACCGATTTGTTCTTGCAGTTCGCCAAAGATAATCGTCAGTCTTTGGAACGGATCATTGCGAGCAGCGGTCTCAGCAGCCCCGGCAAACTGCTCCTCAAGCATTCCGAAGACATCTGCGCCTTCTTGTGCCTTGATTCCTAGTCGGCTTAGTGCGCCTTCGTTTCCTTGATAAGCCTTAGTAAGTGCAAGCGTGACTGTGTTGAGGTTTCGACCAGTTGCAGCTGAAACATCAAGCGCAATCTGCATGAGTCTTTGAGCCTGACCGACATCGCCGGTTGCTCTAACAAGCTGACCAAATGCAGGTCTTAGGACATCATCGGCAACGGCAGCCGAAAGCTGCATTTGTTTGATTGACTCCTCAACAGAGGCAATCATCTCCTCATTAGCACCGACTGTGTTTCTAAGCTGTTCGGCTAGGAGTGCTGCGCTCTTTGCGTCTTCGGCAGCGGCCTTTGTGAACTCGACAAGTGCGCTGACAGAGAATGCACCAGCAATCAGACCACCAATCTTGCCAATGGTTTTGCCGATGTTATCAAATGCGCCTTCTGCGCCCTTTAGGCCCTTGTCATCGAAGACGGATTTGAGGACTACATTTACTGCCATTAGCTGAACTTCCTGTTTGCAATCCGGTAATAATCACTAATAATGTTGTCAATTCTTTTTTCAAATTGAGGCAGGTCTTTCTCAACTGAGGGCCATGCAATTCGAGAAGCTCCTCGCTTGACAATGCCAGCAGCATTGTTGAGGTTTTGGATAAATAGCTTTCCGGCTTCCGGTGGAGTTCTTCGAGCGTAGGCAATCAGATCGCCAGAGGCCGTTCTTCTTACGACTGGGGTTGTTCCACTTCTTCTTTTACCTTGCCCGACATACCTGCCAGACCTACCAGCCATGTCAAGGATGTTGACGGCGGCGGAGTTTAGGCGAACCGATACAAGCGAAGCGTTGAGGCTTCTTCCGCCTGCTCTGAGTTTTGACCTGATGGTAGTCGAGTCAATGGCTTTGCCTTCTCCCCAAGCCGTAGCTCCGACATGGCTAGTCATTCCAGACAGGGGTCTTACGGCTCTAATTGCACTTTTGATAGGCTTTGCCGCTTCTCGACCAACAGCCTTGATGTCTTTGACGAATTGCTTTCTCAAATCAGGCTCTACATCATTGAGGTTGCGCTTTAGTTTCTTTATGTCTTGAGCAGTTATCTCAAAGAACGCTTTTATCATGGCACACCTCTGGTCAATTCTACCTAATAGAAAACCGACCCCGAAGGGTCGGTCTCTACTTCTTCGACATTTCTTGCGCTCGCCAGACTAGGTATCTGCCCATTGTCCATAACATCCGCTCATCAAGTTCTAATAATTCTCTGGGACTTATCCTGAACTCGTAAGCAATGTTAACTAAATACCAATGAGCTGAGCTATCCCCTAGCCCTTCGATGCTTTTGGGTCAACCGCTCCGATCGAAGCGACAGTCTCCACCCAAGTATCAAACTCGGCTGTGACTGCCTTTTCTCTTTTGAGGGCAACCCAAGCAAGCCAGAGCAGGTGAGTAACTTTCATCTCCTGCCCTAGCTTGGCAACGCTAATCGAGTATTCGGATTCAAACTTCACCATGTCAGCCATGATGATTTTGACATCCTTTTGAGTTCCATCAAGAAACTCAACCTCAAGTTGCATCCGCATTTGGTTTCCTTTCTTATTTAGTTATCTAGGCTGATGTGCCTCTAGTGACTGCACCGGTGATGGTCCAAGTCAGGTTCTGAACTGCTAGGTCTCCAACAGCACCCGAAACAGGAGCAACATTGTCAACTAGGACTGTGAACTCATATTTAGGTGCGTTTGTTCCCGCTGGAGTTCCAGCAGGGAAGACGGCTACTGTTGCAACTGTGTTGAACAGGTTGTAAAGAATGCCGTCTAGTGCGGTGCTTGCATAGTCGTTGTGCATTGAAAGGGTTACTGAGCCAGACTTGAGTCCACCCTTGTATTCACGCCAGCCGGAGCTGCCGAAAGAGGTGGTCTCAATGGCATCGGAAGTGGTGGTTAGTTCAACAGAGTTAACATTCTGCGAAATCGCAGTTCCGTTGAGCTGGACAACAACATCCGTAAGGATTTGCTTTGCCATTTATTTTTCTCCTAATTAGTTAGCTAACACACGAACATTGAACTCGGCTGCCAGATAGGTAACATCTGAAATTACAACCGATCCGTAGTTCGTCATTTCGGTCACTATGCAGTCAAAGGCCTTTCCGCCTAGTGTCCTATCCGATTCTACCGCAAGCGAAACGGATGAGTCTCCGGTGCTTGAGCAGTAGGCATCGAGATTT